GTAGGCGGCTCTTAGCGCGTAGACTGAAGGTGGCCCCGCAGGGCCGGATGAGGGGCGGCTTATCCTTTACCGCTCTCTCACCGCATCTTGTTCTTAATGCTTCTCACATGTCGGTTTACCGTCCTCTCACAGCAGTTCATCTCCGCCGCGATCTCAGCATTGCGCCGTCCGTGCCGCCGCATGTCCAACACTTCCCGCTCATCGTCCGTCAGGCTGAATACAAGCTCGTCATACTCCGCCCGGTTCATGCAAAAATCAAACTTCATACAGCACCTCAATAGGGATTCTTCCACTGCTTGTTTGTCTTTGTCAAATAGGCTCGGCGCAGTTCGTTCGTCAAATCCATCTCGTTCAAACGTGCCACAGCCTCGCTTTTATCGACTTTGCCGTTTCCGTTCGTGTCGGGGATGGTAGCGCGGTAGTTTACCCAGTCGCGCAGCGCATCTGCGCCGTAGCTCTGGTAAATCTCTGCACCGGCCTTGTCGGCATAGGTGCCGCCCTTTTCAGGGTACTTGCCGTTCTTGTCTTTCTTGTAGTACGCTGCCAGATACGCCCTGGCAAAGTCGTCTCCGCCCAGGCCATATTTCTGCATACCGTAACCGACTGTAAACTTGTCCGGTGTCTGGTCCTCGTCCAGCGTCTTTGCCACAGCACTGTAAGCCTGCATGTAAGCGCTGACCGCCTTGTCTCCGGCAAGGTCACTGATGTTGTGCACCGTACTGCCCTCTTTGGTGCTGTTCACAAAGTTGCCCACAGCGTCATCACCAAACTGCGAGTACAGTGTGTTCCATGTCTCCACGGTGTTCAGGTCGGCATTGTCATTGCCGCTCGTCTCCCGCTTTTCATCGCGCACAAGGTCAGTGGCGTTCTTCATCAGCACATACTGGCTGAATCCTTCCGCACCGCCGTCCCGGTATGCCTCGTACTCTTTCTCGTTCACACCGCTCACGCCGTCGCCAACAGCGGCCACGCCGCCAGCGGTCTTGGCTACCTTGTAGGCATCCTGCACAAGCGCACTCTGCTGGTCTTCCGGAAGCTGCAAAAACATACTGTTCTGCCGCAACTCGTCAACCAGGTCATAGGCTGTCTGACCGCTTGTCTTGGCATACTCGGTCTTTTCCTCCGGGGTCATGTAGTAGTCATCGCTGTCAACGGTGATTTTACTGCTGGCCTTCTCCGGGTAAACATGGCTGTCGTTCGTACTGCCGTACAGTTCTTGCAGATACTCGTCAACAGGCGTTACATTTTCGGCGCTGTAATATCCGGGGCTGCCAAAATTGTACGCCCCGCGCAAAAACATCCCGCCTGCCGTGTCATCCGTACCGTCAAGACTTGCCTCTTCGCGGCCCCACTGGTCAATGTACGGCTCGTTGTTCATGCTTAAGCCGGGGATTTTATTCTCCGCTTTTCGGATTGCGTAGTTGGTATTCCTTTCGGTCTTGCTATCCCCGCCGCCATAAGTGGAACGGCGCATAGGGTCAATGGTTCTAGCAATTTGCCCAGATGCGGTTGGAACATACTGCTGTGCATAACTGCTCAGCGTCCCACCGAGAAGCGTTGCCAATTTATCGTTGGAATCTGCATAGCTCACGCTGTCCAGAGTGTCATTCAGTCCTTGCAGCATCGTGGTTTCCAAAATTGGGTTCCCAATTTTTCGCGCAGCGTCAAGGAATTTTGTGACACTAAGGCCACCGTTCTGCCATTCATTGGCAATCTCGGCACCCATCAAAAGCGGTACGCTTGCAGGACTGGCCCAATCAATAGTGTACGTACCTTTCCCGGGTATGTTGATGGAATATTCCTGCTTGCCGGTCATCTCATCAAACGCATCGGCGCGATCATCTCCGCTCTTGCTGCCGTTCAGCAGCCCATTATAAGCAAGGATACCGCCAATGCCCATCAATGTTGTGCCGGTCAGGCCTTTGGCCGCAGCATCAATTACATCTGCATTGCTTGCACCTGTGGCATAGCGATAAGCAGCTTCTACTGTGCCACCTACAATATTGTATTCCATTGCATTTTTGGCAATGTTCAGCGGGGTTTTCTTGAACGGTAAAACGCCTTCGCCCACCGCCCATAGTATTTTCCCCCCGACTCCGTGCCCTTTAATATCATTCTGATAATTTTTCAGTGCAGTGGAAAGAAAATTATCTTCGTGGAACGTGGCTTCTTTTGCATCGCGCAAAGCCGTTGCAGCTGCATCCACAAGTGCCTGCTTGCTCTTGGCATCAGTTGCAGTAAAAACACTGCTGTCATAGCCACGCGCTTTCAGCTGGCTAGCCATTGCATTACCAAATGCAGAAGTAAGAAAAATATTATCCTCTTTTTCCAGCAATGCACTGTTGATGTCAGCCGCTTTCTGGATTACTTTCCCGGGCTTACTTGTAAACGTATCCTGCGCGGCACGCAGCCCGCTTTCCGCATTGAACTTACCGTCATTGTACAAAACAGAATACATTTTGTTCTGCCCGTATTCTTTGGCAAGGTCTATCATCTTGCGGCCATCGGCTGTAAGGGTTGTTCCAACGGCTTTTGTTCGTTGGTCTTTCGGCAAAGCAAGCTGCATCACGCCGGAAACATTGTCTTTTGCGCGGGTGACAACGCCCATCGATACGTTGCCAAGCACGTTTCTTGCGTGTGTTCTGGTGTTTCCCAGCATGGAAAGATAGCGGATGCTTTCCATTTTGTCGCCAAATGTTTTGGCCGGCATATATTTGGTAAGCCGCTTATATGCGTCCATTTCCTTTTCATAGCGTGCTTTACTGTCCGGCATATCGGCCATTTCGGCAAATGCGTTTTTTACATAGTCGTAATCTTCCTGGCTTAAATTCTCAATGCCGAGAGATTTACGCGCCATTGCATTAAACACATCGTCTGCATTGCCTCCGGCAAGGATGCTGGCGGCCGCAGATTTTGCCTGCTCATCGGTGGTCTTGATACCTTTTGTATCCGCCATTCTTTTGATGCGTTTTGCAAGGTCATCCATCTGTGCGTTCAGTGGATTATCGCCTACATCAACGCCCTGCGCCTTCAAAAAAGCGGTAAATTCTTCGTCTTGTGGCCCAGACTTCGCCATTTCTACAACATCTGATGCCAAAGATTCAAGTTGCTTGCCGCCTCGCGTTTCCGCAAAATCATTTACTTTTCTTTGCGTGATTTGTTCAAACTTGCGGATGGGAGTGTACTCGTCGATTTGCGCCCAGCGCCCTGCGCTCAATGCTTGGGCATTTTTGCTCTGCCCGGCGCTGACAGCGCGGTTCAGGTTTTCGATTTGTGCCTGCACCAACTGTGCATCTGCGCTGCCTTTTTCGTAGCTGTTCAGCATATTTTGCAGCTGGTCGGCGGCATAATAACCGCGATATACGTCGCTGGCATCAAAATTCCCGTCAGCTGATTTTCGTGCCAATTCATCCGCAACCGTGCGCCCGGCGCTCAAAATATCGCCGTTCTGCTGTACTAACAAATCAAAATCCTGTTTGGCGGTATCCTTACCTTCTGCTCTGCTGTATACGGTATGCGTCTGTTGCCCGATACCTGCTGCTGCGGCCTCGTCCGCATCAATTTTGCCGCCCATCGCACGCTGGTTCGCGTAGTCCTGGTTCACCACTTCGCGGCGGTCATACTGTGTGCTTTCCGCGCCAACCGCATTCTCCGGAACGCTCTCGCTGCCATTCAACGGACGCGCTGCATTCTGCCCGCTGGCGGCTCCTGCCATCTGGCGGGCATTCTCCACAATGTCCATGCCAGGCACAGGCTCACTCGCGGTGTCAGTCGGCTGCAAAAATGCAGCGCCCCCGGCATCAGACGAAGGCGCTGTGTTCATAGTTGGCATTGTAGCGTCACCGCGCTCATATACCCGTTTTACATAGTCAGGCGCATTCCGGTCGAAAGACTGCGTGTCTAACCAGTCTGCAAAATCCTCGCCGCCAAGCGGTGCGTTGCCGGGGCCATCAAGGATACGATCCCGCATATAGTCTATGACGGTTCCGCGCATATCGGTATCAACCAAAGGTCCGGCTTTGCTCTGCTGCACAAGTCCCATAAGGGCGTCTGCCGCGTTGCCGTCCGGTATGCGGTTTCCCATGCCCATCATGTCGTACACTTCCGTTATGGCAGTGTCGTAATCCACGCCATCTTTCAGCGAAAAATGCGTGCCGTTCTGGATATTGTACTGCGACAATGTTTTGAGGCCGCTGGCGTTCAGTAGCTCGCCCTGCGTCTGCGCATCGACCTTGATAGGCGTAGTTTTCAGATAGTCTTTCAGAATCGTTGCGGATTCATCCAACGGTTCAGCGTAATCCTCAGCCCTCACAATGCCAAGCGCAATGCTTTTGGCTTCCTCTGCAAGGTCTTCACGGCTTGCGCCGTTCTGCATCTGGCTATACAGAGATTCTATGCGTCTTGTGTAGGGACTTCTGCGGTCTTTTCCTGTGATTGTCTGCGCCCACTCTGCCACTGATTGAGCGTTTCGCGCATCATTGTTTTGTACTCCTCGTCCGAGCACACTCTCGGCGCCACCTTGCCAGCCTTCACCTGCTTGTCCAGAAAGTCCATCTCTAACGCTTCTGGATTGCAGTTCATTGCCTCCGCCAGATTCAGCATCGACCCGAATGTTTGCTGGAATGTTTTCTCCCAAGTTCTCATTTACAGCACCTGCCTTTGCTCCATTGTAACCTGCCTGCCCCTGCGCGTCAATCGGCAAACTGTCCGTATTTTGCAGCGCAAGTTTGGCTTCATCGCCAATCTCCTGCTGGCGTTGCAACACGGCGCGACGCAACTGCTCGGCTTCTTTTTCCTGCGCACCGTTCAAATTGACCTGCCCGCGCAGTTCATCCAGCGTATCAAGTGCGCTGCGATTGGCTGCGTCTGGCGTGTTCATCTGCTGTATCTGCGCGGCAAGCCCGGTTGTGCCGTTGGCTTCCGGCTGCACAATGTTTCTTGCCGGTGCGGCGCTCTGCACATCCTGCACGGCATTGTCAGCTTGTTTCAAGGCATCCTGTGCAGCGTCACCCGCTGCGCCTTTCAGCCTGTTGAACACCGCCCCGCCGATTTCCGGCAATGCATTCATGGCAACGTTCCCGGCAATGTTCTTAGCTGTGTTCCCCGCAATTTTACCGGGGGTCAGGGCGTCGTCCACCGTCTGCCCATTGGCGATTGCCTCCTGCTGGGCAGAATAGGTGCTCAAATCATCCGCCAGCGTGGGCAAGGTGTCCAGCGCAAGGTCTGCGGTCGTGTCGGTCAAAATGCGTCCCAGCGCATCCCCGGCCCCCGCGCCCAGTACATTCCCCAACACAGGGATTTTCTGTGCCTGCCCCACAACGGCATTGCCCGCCTTGCCCATCATCTGCGCAAGCGGCGTGCCCGCCATAGCGGTATTGAACAAGCTGTACTGCATACTCTTACCGGCCAGCGTGCCCGCAGTCGCTGCCAGCGGGTCATAGGTTTTCGTGTCCTCCAAAGTCTTTGACAGCATCGGCAGTTCTGTCCCCAGCCCGGTTGCGTTGGCGGCACTTGCCATTGCATCACTTGCCTTAGCCAAAAATGGCACACTGTCATACAGCCCGGCGGTAAACGCCTGTGCACTTTGCCCGGCTCCGTTCATCTGTGCTTTGCCGCGCAGCGCACTGTTCCGGTTCAGTTCGGCGTTCAGTTCGGCGGATTTTTTGGCATACTCTTCCTTGCTCAAATTATCACTGTTTTTGGCAAGGTCAAATACACGTTTCAGCCCGCTGAACCCGGTGCTTTTTGCACTCTTTTCGTACTGGTTCACCGCCGCCACTTCGGCGCTCGTCAGCTTGCGCCCCGGTGCGGCAAGCTCGGCGCGGTAGTCCGCATCGCTCTGCAACTTTTTCAAGGCTGCGGCGGTGTCCTCCTGCTGGCTCTTGTAGTCGTTGCGCTTGTCCTTTGCAGCCTGCGTCTCTGCCGCACTAGGGGCACTTCCTGCGGCGGCGTAACTGCTGCCGATAACTTTCCCGCCCCGCGTTACAGCACGGCTCTGGGCGGGCTGCGCGGCGCTCCCACGGCCTGTACCGTTCTGCTCGGCGTAGCTCTTTGCGGCGGTCGTGCGGGTGCCAGCTTTTTTCGCTTCCAGATACTTTTCCTGTGCGCTCTTTCCCTTTGGCTTTTCGCTCGTTGTCTCGTCTTTTTTCGTGTCCTCTGCCTTGGGCTTGCTGCCAGCCGTGCTGCCGCCGGTATTTGCAGTGCTGCCAAACAGCGCATCCATCGCTGCCCCTGCATCCTCACCGCTGGCGCTGCCGGTGCTGCTGCCGGATTTCCCGCTGCCATTCCCGCTTCTGCGTCCGCTCCGTGCTGCTTTGGCCGCCGCTTTGGCCGCTGCCGCCGCTTCTTTCGCCGCCTGTTTTTCGGCATACTGCTGCGCCTTTTTTTGCTGCTCATACAGGTCGTTCGCCTGTTTGAACTTGGCTTGCGCAAGATTCATCTGGCGGTTCAGCACATCATTGTTCAAGCTGTTTTCCAGGCTGGCCCCCTGCACAATGTTTTGCAGGGTGTCGCTGTACGTGTCTTTCAGTACAGGCAGGGTCTTGTCGGTCGCATTCAGCAGCGCCGCGCCCTTTGCCCGCGCCGTCTGTGTTTTGTTCTGGCCCTCGTTCACCGTGCTGGCCTGGGCGTTTTTGTACCGGTTCAAGTATGCGTTCAACAGCGCATCTTCCCGGTTGCTCACTTTTGCCATCTGTCAAGACCTCCCATATACAAAAAGTGGTGGGGCGGCTTTTTCTTTGCCGCCCCATTCCTTTATTCGTAGCTGTATTCCCACTGCCCGGTGGTCGTGTTGAATCTCTGGCGCAGCTGCGGCATACTGGCGGCCATGTTCGCGTATCCCTGCATCAGGCTGATCAAGTTATTTGCGTTGTTCGCCGTCAGGTTGCTCAAATTCGTCTGGTACTGGCTCAAATCGGCTGCGTCGCCGCTGGCCTTCTGGTTTTCCAGCTGGGCCATGTTGTTCTGGTAGGTGTTCGCAAGACTTGCCAGCTGAGCTGCGCGTTCAGTTTCCAGGGCGTTGCGGCTGCTACCGTAGTTGTTCAGCATACCGGCGGTCGTGGTCTCCGCCGCGCCGCCGCCAATGCCCTGCGCCGCAAGCTGCTGGGCAAGGGTGCGCTGGTTCATCATCTTGTTGATGTACGCTTGCTGCAAGGCGCTGTCTACGGCACTGTTCAGCTGGCCCTGACCGTACTCATAGTCGGTTTTCTGCTGGGCCGCACTGCGCTGGTAGGCTTCCTCACGCGCTTTGCGCTGCGCCTCCTGCGCGGCTCTCATCTGCTCTTCTGCCCGGCGCTGTGCTTCCGCCGCCTGCTGCTGGGCAGCCTGTAAGGCGCTCTGCATCTGGTTCAGGTAGCTTTGCATATAGTCGTTGTTCTGTTGCGGGGCGCTGTAACTCTGCTGCGGCTCACTGTACGTGGGCGTGGATGCCACCGTGGCCGGGGCTGTGTAGGTGGTCTTTGGCTGGCTCACCGGCTGCACCGGCGGGGTATACGTCTTCTTTGGGACCGTATATTTGTTGCTGCCAGTCGTATATGTTTTTCTGCTGCCATACTGGTTTACTCTGTTCGTGCCGGGTTTAACGTAGTAATCTTTTGTAGACCCTGTAACTGGTTTCGGCATACATCATTCCCCTTTCTTCTCGCTCTGTGTGCCAAAATAAAAGGCCACGACCATTGTCACAATGGTCATGACCGTGTCAGGCTGTAACTTGCTCTGCAATGCCATCACGGCAAAAACCGCAACAACCACCAGCGTCACAATGGTTTTTACCTTGATAAGCGCTGCCAGATTTTTTAAAAAATCGCCCATAGATATGCACCTTCTTTCAGCCGATCAAATGCTTCTGCAAGTCTTTCTTTGCTTTCTGCATCTGGTCAATGTTGTTCCCATCCAGATTGTGGTCAAGCAGGGCAAGCAGTGCCTGCATGGTCACGCGCTGCCCCTCGTCCATGCGGTCAAGCCGCAGTTTGTCGTTTTTCAAGAATCCCTCCATGGCGTTCACCCGCACTTCCAACTGGGTAATGCGTTTGTCCTGGTCGGTCTTCGGCTTTTTTACTGCGGTGATTACTTTGCTTATGGCCACGCCCCCGGCATACAGCCCGGCAGCAGCGCCCGCCGCGTAAATCAAAAACGCCCAGGCTTCCGCGATCGTAAATGAAAATACGTGCTGCATCGGCATCACTCCTCCGCCCATTCAGATTTATACAGTCCTGCATCCGTCAGGCCGCGTTCCTTGCACAGCAGATAAATTGCATCTGCGTCACCCTGGCTCACCGGCCCAATGGTAATCACTTGCAGCTTGTTTGCAGGCTTGTCCACAGCGGGCAGTGCTTTGACCAGATGATTCAAATCAACCACGGCAGTAATGCCCGGCACGCTGCCCTTCGTGGCCTGCCCATACTGGTGGATGTAGCGCGGCAGCGTCTTGTCGTAGTTCGTGCGCGTGTCGGCCAGCCAGCCGATGTAATCTTCACACAGGTAGGTATAGTCGATGTTCGCGCTTGCAAAGGCTGTGAAAGTATAAATGCCCGCCGTGAATCCGTGCGTCTTGGCCTTTTCGCAAAACGCCATTGCGATTGCAGTGCGCTGGTCTTTCGTCAGGTTGTCAGCGCGTCCATCGTGTGTCTCGTGGCTCCACTCTGCATCGAAAAACAGCGGGTAGCCAGTCGGTGCCAGGCTGGCGCAGAAATCGGCTTCCTCGCGGGCTTCGTCCACCGTGACCGCCTGTGAGAAGAAATAAAAGCCGAACAGTTTCCCATTTTCTTTCGCCCCTGCAAGGTTGGCGTCGAACTGCTCGTCCTTCATCAGCTTGCCGCTGCCGTAACCACGGTAGCCGATGCGAACAATAGCACGGTAGGGAACCTTTGACCAGTCGATGGCGCCTTGGTGATGGGACACATCAATCAGCACTTCTTTGCCGCTGGGCTGTGCAGCGTCCGCAGGTTTTTCCACTGCGTGTTCACCGGCACGGTAGGTAAACACCTGACTGCTCGCCGTGGTGAAGTCGCTGTCCAGCCACACAAGCGGGTTGGTGCGCTTGCCGTTCAGGATAACTTCAAAATGCAGGTGTGCGCCGAACACATTCCCGGTCACGCCAGAAAAACCGATGAGTTCTCCCTCTTTTACCTTCTGTCCGACCTTGACGCAATAGCTGCTTAGGTGGGCATAGCGCGTCTGCAAGGTCTTTCCCTTGTAGGGTGCGTGCTTGATGCGCACCATGTTTCCATAGCTCTGCATCCCGGTTTTTGTATGGCCGTCCCAGTTCTGCGTTTGGTCAACCGTGCCTTCCTCTGCCGCGTAGATCGGGCGCTTGTAATCCGTGCCGTTCTGCGTGCGCAGGTCGATGGCCTGGTGCAGGCTGCCATCGTTGTAGTACCACCCTTGCGTTAAAACGTGCAGGTCAAGCGGCCAATGCAGCAGCACCTCGCCGTTAGATAATCTCATAGAATCAACTCCTTAAATTTTCAGTCATCCGTTGCATTCATGCGCAGCACCTGTCCAAACTGCACAAGGCTGTCTTACGGCAGCTCCCCCCGAATGAATAACGTAGCGTCATTTTGCTATACCTCCACAATAAATTTCATTTCGCGTAGGCCAAATACCACACGGTGCCAGATACCTCAGTGTTCGGCGCAAAGTTTATCTGCATATTAGACAGCCCAGTTATGCACCGAAACGAAGCGTTTGCTAAGGAAAGGTTCATTGGTACGAACATTGTTCCAGAAGACGAAATGTTTAGAATGGCAAATGCATCGTCTGGCGCTCTTATGGATATCTGCGCAAACTGGTCTGTTCTGCCAGAAAAATCCGTACTTTTTAGTATTAACTTATTTGATTTCTTGCCAAGCGCATCACCCACAGCCTTAGCGTCAGCAGCAACGCCCTCTTGCGTCAGCGTCGTATCAGTGGGGGGGGGTAACAGCATATACGGATTATTTGTTGCGTTCATGTGGTTCTCCTTTCACGCGATGCGGCGGTAACGGTATGTGGCGATATAGGGCTGCATATTGTTGTGAGGCTGAGAGCCACCAGCAAAAGCAGTCCTAAACCCATTTGTACAGCCGCCGGAAGTAAATGCGAGTCGGATAGACGCACTTGTTCCATCATTCAGCCCGACATTTTCACCAGTTACCCATTCAAGTCCTTCATGGCGGTGTCTTGCAGTTTCATTCTCAGTCAGCGTATGTTCCTTCTCACCGCCAACACTGCCTGCCTCATAATCTCCGCCAGCACCTACCGTTACTCGGTCAACGCCGTACCGTTCCCAGGTTCCATATCCGTACACCGCCGCAACCTTTTCCGGCGTGCTCAAATCCGGCGCGCCGATCAGCCCGGTTCCGTCCCACTCGATGATGCCGCCAACGGGCACATAAGGATATTTATAAGGGTTGTCCGTCATACGCTCACCTCCACCACAAATACAGCCGCGCTCGTCGGTGCTGCGTTCGCATAAAACTTAACAACACCGGCCCCGGGTTCCAGCGCGGCAACCATCCGCACTGCGTCCGTCACCCGGGTTCGGTTGGATACCGCGATATGGCTGTCCGCCGTCACACCGGCCACAGTCACGGTGGCGCACTGCGTATAACTTGTGCTGGTTCCGTCATCCCACGCCACGCTATAATCGCCGGTTGTCCAGGCACTGGCAGGCACCGTAACGGTTTTGTAGCTATGCTCGTTTTCTGCGCCCACATCCTCCGCATTCAGCCATATCGATTCCCCGGTCTTGCCGTTCACGTTCTGGATAACACCTGGGTCGCCTTTCTCACCCTGCGGGCCTGTCGCACCGGCTGGGCCTTGCTCACCTGTCAAGCCCTGGAGGCCCTGCGGCCCTCGTTCGCCGGTTTCTCCCTTTTTCCCCTGAATGCCCTGCGGCCCTTCCGGGCCAACTTCACCCTGCGGGCCAACGGGGCCTGTCTCACCGGTAGCGCCTTGCGGCCCCTGTGGCCCCTGCGGCCCCTGCGGGCCTTGCAAACTGCCGATTGGGTTCCATTTATTTGCGTCAACGTCCCAAAGGTACACAACGTTGTCGGTCTCGCTGCCCACCGCGTAGGCGTCGCCCTTGTTGCCGGTGGGGTGTGCTCCTTCCAGCATCGTCAGGCTGTTGTAGCGCCCCAGCACAACAAAGCTCGTGCCGTCTGCGCCCTTCTCACCCTGCGGCCCCTGCGGGCCTGTCGGGCCTGTTGCACCGGTCGGCCCTTGTGCGCCGGTCAAACCCTGCACGCCGCGCGGGCCTTGAATCCCCTGCGGCCCCATGGGGCCAATATTGCCCTGTGCACCCGCTGGCCCCTGCGGGCCTACCGGGCCTTGCGGGCCTTGTGCGCCGGTATCACCTTTGCGCAGTGCTATCTGTGTCACGCCGCCATTGTCCGTCACGGTCGCGCCCATAAACTGCATCCGGCTGCGTTGCGGCATTTCCTCGCCGCCATCGTCCAGTATCAAATGGCCGCTGCTGCCGGTAGCCTGCCAGGTCTTGCCGTCGTTGCTCGTCTCAATGACTTTATCGTCGTTCAGCCGGATATACAGGCAGCCGCCCTCATTGTGGGTGCGGTTTTCCAGTGCCATTTCGTTCAGGGCCGTCACAAGCTGGTTGAAAATCGGCACAATGACTTCTCGCGGTATCTCATCCATGACCCGCTGCATCTCTGCCGTGCTGTATCCCGGGCTGTCCGGCTTGCCAACGTTGCCCTTTCCGCTCAAATCGGCGGGTAATATTTCTCTGAATGCCATTTCCTCACCCCTTAAAGTTTCCGTTTTCCACAAATTCTGTGGCGATCTGCATCAGGCCAAAGGGCTGGTTCAGTTCCTCGTTCACAAATCGGAACCGCGCCTTGTCCACCCGCTTGATGCGTATTTTGTTGTGCAGCGTTCGCGCCGTCTGGTCGTTGGAGTAGGTGAACTGGTGGTATACCAACTGGGAATAGGTAAAATACCGGCTGTGCAGTTCGTCCTTCCATATCTGGTTCCAGATGCCGCGCTTCATGGCAAACACTGTCACGCTCGTGGCAACACTTGGTGCCATTTGCAGCGCCAGATAGCGGAAACTTTTGTTCTTGTAAAACAACGCTCCCATCAAATCCGGGGTCTCCCACGCGGCGCAGATGGCCTTGCCGTCGTCGTTGTAGCTTGTCAGCGCTTCGGTGTCGTTATAAAACCGATAAATTTTCCCATCGGCTGAGCCAAAATACAGCCTTGTCTCGTTTACCCACATGACCCGCGCCGGGATATTCGTCTCGTAAAAGCAGGCGTATTGCCGGGTGGAATACGGCTCGTTCTTGTTCGCGCCCAAATTCTGCTGTCCGTCCAGCACATAGGCAACGCCGTTCAGGCATAGCCAGTACATATCCTTGTATACACAGGCGTAGGCATCGCCCTTTCCTGCTTCGGCCAGCAACTTGCCGTTCATGTAATAACTGCGGTTCTGGCTGAATCTCTCGCCCACAATGTCACTGGGCGTGATCGCATAGATGCCTAAGTTCGTCAAAAACATTGGCTCGTTCGCGCAGTAGGCAAAACTGTATTTGGCGATTGCGCCCGGCCCCTGGATCGTGTTCGTAACAGGGAACGCCGGTTCATTGTCCACCAAATTGCCCTGCCGGATAATCACGTTTCGGTCTGTCTCGTGCTCGTCCTTGTGCGCCGCTATGCGGTTCTCAATGATGGAATATCCCATGATGGCACTTTTCTCTGTGCCTACCTTGCTGTACCCGGTGTCGGGCCAGTATGTCAAATCATACTGCCCGCTGTACCAGTCCTGGTTTGGATAGTCCGGGTTCCCGCTTAAAAACAGGCGGTCGGTCGCGCCGTTCACGCCGAACAAAATGCCGATATTACATTTGTTGATTCTGTCCGCATAGCCTTTCACGGTACGGCTTGCGGGGATCTCAATGTTATCCTCGCCGGTAACAGGGCTTTTCCCCGGCGCAGTGTTGAACGTTACCACCCCCGTTGACGCATTACAGCTGTATCCGCTGGTCATCGTTTCCCAGCTGCCGTTGCTCGTCAGCTTGCGCACCGTCACATTGGCGCTGTCCAGCCCGGAAAAACTCAAATGGTACTGGGTGCTGGTTCCGTCTGCTGAAAAAAGTTCCTTGAACTTCGGTTGCAGCAGGTTCAACGCGTCATACTGCTTGCCGCCGCCGGACGGTGCTTTTGCAATCGTCAGCGTCGGGATGCGGGCATTGTCGCTTGCTTTCTTGATGGTACTGCCGTCATAGACCAACAGGCATTTGCCGTCGGCAATGTACAGCTTATCGTCCATCTGCCAACTGCTGCTCCGCGCATCGGCCATCCCGGTATAAATGGCAGACCCGATGTCGCTGCCGCTCGTCGGTTTCAGGTACAGCGCCGTGCCCGCATGGATTAGCGTCTTATCTTTCAGGATATGGCAGCCGTTGATGCGGGCAGGATAGGTGTACAGCTTTTCATATCCCATCCGTTTGCGGACTTTGCCCGGTTCCGAACGGATGATGTTCTGCGCATTGGGGCTTTGGCTCGTGCTCACGTTGGCCGTGTTGCTCGTGTAGTCGATGCCCAGCAGCTTGTCAATCACCAGCTTGGAGCGGCTGATGGGCGTCGGAATACTGAATGTCGCCATCCTTACCACCACCCTGTATTGCTGGTAAATTCCTCTTTCGTCACAGCCTGCGGGTTGCGCAGCCGTTCAAAAGCGGTTTCAAATTCGTTGCGGTAGTAGGTCGCCACCGTAATGTCATCGTCCTTGTACAGCTGGCTTGCCATGTACAGCGGCAGCAGCACGACCGCGTCATCCGGCAGGGCAATCACCGTGTCGTCGGCAGTGGTCAGCGTCAGCATCTCGGGCTTTGCGTCATAAAAAAACTCAAACTCTCCCGCATAGCTGTCCGGAAATACCAGATACTTGCCGCCGTACAGTACAATGCCGCTCACCGGTGTGGGCGTTCCGTCGGCCATCTTGTAGATTTCCATGACCCCGGTGCGCCAGAAATTGGGCACCGTCTTTTCCAGGTCAACGGTCAGCGGCACGTCCGTCTCTTTGGTAAAACGGCAGCTTTTGCGCAGGTATCGCCCCGCCGTGCACAGCATTTCAATGGCTTCGTTGGCAGCCTGCGGCATGGCGTTCATGTACTCTTTGTTCGATTCATCCGGGTTCGTGATATCCGTTCCGTCAGAACTGAACATTTTTTGTAAGGTCGCCAGTTTGATTTCCTTCCAGGTCAACCGCATTCACCCCCTGTTCCATCTGCCGCTGTGCTTCCAGCTGCTTGTTGATATCTTCCAGCACCGTTGCCGCGTAAGGGTATCCGGTGCTCTTGTTCCATGTCCAGTAGGTTCTGGAAGTGTTCAGATTGCCGATGGGGCCAAACGCGCCCGCCTGGAAATCCACCTTTGCCATATCCCACAGCCGTTCACGGTTGCTGGCAAGGTTGCTTGCCGGGTCTACCTCAATGATAAATTCATCGTTCCAGTACAATTCCCCGGCTGCGTCCCGTTTCAAAAACTCCATGCGGTCAAAGTGCCCATACTGCTGTTCGCCGTCCACGTCGGTATCCGTCATGGGATACGGCTCATCCGCATACGCCAGCAAAAATTCAAACATCTTGCGGTACAGCTTGGCATAGGCGTTGTTCTTCATCTCTCGCTTGGACTGCAAACGGCCCGCGCTCTGGTTCGCGCTGAACTGCTTTGCACTGCCGGATGTCGCAGAAGAATCATATTTGCCCTGGAACGCGTCGGTGATGCCCAACGTCGATTTTGCCCAGTTATAGTTATATTCCAGCATATTCTGGTCGTTCTGCACATTGGGCTGCACGTTGATAACATCGATCATACTGCGCTGGCTCGGGTTCTCTATGCGCAGGATTTTTAACTCGTTGTCGTTCAGTTCTGCCTGCACGCCCTCCGGCAGAATGACCCAGCTGCCGCCTTTCAGCAGCTTTTCCTGTATCTTCGTGCCATATTTGTTGATGGCTTGCTGTTGGTCGGCCACAATGTCCACGTCCGATACGCCCAAGAACATATCCGATGCCGCAATGTTCACCCGCTCGATCAGGGGGAAACCGTGCGGCTTGTAGGCGGGTATCTCGTTGGCCTGCATCTCGCCGGGCATCAGGATAACTTCCCCGGTGTCATTGTCCAGCTGTACGCTGCCGTCTGGGTTTATGATGGGCACATCCTCGCCCTGTACCTGTGCGGGCAAAACCTCGCCGCTGCTCATCGTCACATCCTGGGTCAGGGTAAGTGTCTGCACGGGCTGTTCTTTGAACTTCTTATTTCCGCAGACACATACATCCCCCACCCGGCGGCGTCCGCATTTTGTGCAGACCTCCGCCGTTCGTGCGTAATAATCGGGGAAATCTTCCAACACTTGGCTGCCTACCCAGCTGAACATACCCACTGTGCCCTTGTCGTGCTTGTAGTAGACAATGTTCTGGGTCACAACGCCTGTGTGGGTATTGCCGTCGTCTCCGCCCCGGGCATCCGGCGCATCTTCGGTGTCGGTGTCCAGCTTAATGCCGTACCGCGCTTCCAGGGCTTCTTTGCTCTTGGATATCTGCACAAACACATAATCCATGTCGTCCAGCTTGTACACGCCCGGCTGGGGGATGACCTGCCGCGGGTGGCGCAACTCAATTTCCACGTCGCCCAGTGTGCAGTGATACCCAGCCGCCGGGTTCCATTCCACATGGAAAAAATCAGCCCCCTGCACCGGCACGGTGCGCTCGCTGCGGTCGTTCAGTTCGGTAAAGTGCATCCGGCGTGCCTGGTTGCGCAAAAGGCTTTCCAGCTTTCGTGCCTTGTCCTCGTCCTCCCGGTGGATGGCCGTCACCTTCGGCAGCGGGTAGGTCGAATCCACCTGGCTCTCAATCAACTCATAGATGATATTGCGCACATTGGTGGCATCCTTCTTGGCCCCCTGTATCTCGTGGCTGCCGTAGTACATGGCTTCGCGCTTGCGCATCTTATCCAGCGTGCCGCTGTACGCAGATTTCGCGCTGGATAGCTTGCCCTGCCATTTTTCAAGGTCTTTTGTCTGCTTATCGTCTTTCTTCATATCGTCTCGTCACTCCTGTGGGGTCACGCCCCCGCAAATGTGATAAAAAAGCGGCCCTGTTTATGCAGGGCCGCTGTGCTTATGCTTTCTTGGGTCTGCCGCGTTTTACTTCCGTGGTTTTCTCTGCCAGCTTGGCATCATAGCTGCCGTCGGCGTTTACCGCCACAACCACATAGGTCAGCTTGCCCTCGGTAAAGGTATCCCCCGGCTGCAATCCTTTCGGTGCCATATCAGGTCAACTCCGTACCGGCAGCGGCGCCTCCGAGCAGGATGTGCCGCCAATCGCCAAAACCGACGCTGAAACGGCAACGGCAGCTGGAGACCAGGTTCTGGGTGCGCACATCCACATCCTGCTCAATTTCCAGCGGGGTACGGTCGTAGAACATGTTGCCCATCAGGTCTTTATTGGCCTGGCTGGACATGATGATGTACGGCTCGGTGCCATCTGCAACCTGCCAATGGTGGTCAACTACAAGCTTCCACATGCCCTTGTTCACGTTTGCATCGTTGTAGCTGCTGCCAACCTGCTGGTCACTGTTGATGATCTTCTTGCCCAGCGTAATCAGGCGGTAGGCGTTGCCGGGCACGATCAGGGTATCGAAGGTGTAGCCCATCACATGGCCGGTGGCGTTTTTAAAGTTCATGCCAATGTTGGCAAGGCGGTTCAACATGGCATCGTCATTGCCAAAGGCATTGGTAAACACGTTGGACTGGGTCGCAACGCCGGTCAGGCCGGTGTGTGCCTTGTCAAACAGGGCCAGGCCGTCGGCGGTGGTGCTGTCCAGTCCGGTCTTGCTGCCGTAGGTAAAGGTCTTGGCGGCACTGGTCAGCGCGTTGCTGCCAAACTCTGCACGGCTGCGCTTGTAGGAGCGTACATTGGCGGCTGCCTTAGTAGCAGCAATGTCAAACTGCAAGTCCTCTTTCATGGTCTTTGTGACTTCAAACAGTTTCTTGAACTCGCTGTGGGTAATCAGCTTGGGCTCAGTCTCTTTCAGGGTATCGGCCGGAGCTTCTGCGCCCTCGTCCACAACCTCAAAGTTGCCAAATGTAGACAGACCCGCGATCTTCTCACCAAAGCGCTTGGACTTCTTTACGTTGAACAGGGCGTTGACAAGCTCGTCGTCGTTGTTCTTCTCGTTGTCGGTGTCTTTCATCTTCATCTGGATCATGTCGGCCCATTCGTTCCAATAATCATTGGCTGCGCCGCTGGATTTACTAAAAATAACTGCCATTTATTGTGGCTCCTTTCAAATCGAGTTATAAAGTTTCTGGATTTCTGCGTCGGATTTATCCGGGAACGCTTCTTTCGCAAGGTGCAGCATTCTTTCGCTCATTACCTTTTGGGTTCCCGGCTGTGCCTGCCCACCGTGGGCAGAAAGATGGTTTTTGCCCCGTGCCGCGTTGATAGCTGCTTGTCGCCCTGCCGCTGTGCCGCTCTGTACGGCCTTGCCATAGTTGACCGCCTTGTAGGCTGTCACCATATCCAGGCCCTTGTTCTGCACCAGGTTCACGATCTCGCCAAAATTCTCCATGTTGGCAAGATCAGCAACACTTTTCAGGCCCGGTTCCAGCTTTTGCAGTTCGGCAAAATCAGCGTTGAACGCCGCCTGCGCCTCATCGTTGACCCGGGCCGCCTTTAGCTCCTCCATCTCGGCTTTCAGCTGTGCTTTCTCTGGGTCGTTGTCAATGATGCGCTGCAAGGCGGCACGCTGTTCTGCCGTCTGGTTGGCCGTAGCCTGTTCAATGGCTTTCTGTCTGGCAATGCGGTTCTGGGCATCCATCGCATCAAAGTAATCCTGCATCGTATGGATAGCCGCGCCGGTCTCGGGGTTCTTGTACCCGGCAAATCGCTGTGCAAACTGTCGGTCTACGCGCTGCTGTGCCTCTCGCTCGCTGCGCTGGCGGGCAATGGCCCATACATTGTTGGGAATTTCCGGCTCCTGCGCGGGGACAGTTTCCGTACTTTCCACATCAGTTTCCACGTTTTCCACAGTTTCCACGTTTTCTTCCGGGGTGTTCTCGATCTGGTCGGCTACGCCAGCGGTCACGCCGTTCTCAAACTCGTCCATAGGTTCCTCCGCGTACAACGCCCGCCGGCTAAAAATTTGTATAAAAAAAGCGCCTACCATCTCTGGTAAGCGCTTCTTCTATCGTAGTTGTAGGGGGCGGCGTCCTCGACGCCCCGCTCTTGCCTTCCCCCGTGGGGCTACGCCCGCAGTGTGTCGCTATTGCCCCACTTCCTCTTGTGCTCCCACCGGGTAATTCACCCGCATCACCGCAACGTCGGGGGCTTTCTCCCCCATTACGTGCCCAAAATCAGGGCACTGCTTGTTCCGGCAAATGAATTTCAGCACTTCGTGCTCGGAATCGGTGCGGCACTCTATGCCGCAGGTCTGGCATCTCATGCAGGGTTCCCCCATTTCTCAATCAGCATTTTGCGGTCACTCGGGCTTGCGTTTTTGTAGTCCTCGTACATATCCGCCGTCCAATGCCGCTTTTTGATATTCACCGGCTTTTTCGCCGGGCTTGTCCACCAAACGCAAAAATAGCGCAACGCATCCGGGAAATGCGTCAATCCGTGCGGATTTTTCGCATACACATCAGGGTTTTTATCATCCTTCTGTATCTTCGTCAGGCACGTCCACAACTCGCCCGGCTTGTAGAACGTCAGATACCCTTTCCCTGTTTTCTCGTCCTTGCGCAGCCATTGTTTCATGGCCGCACACCCGGCAGGAAAATCGCGGGAACTTTGTACCAGCGGCAGATGCGCTTCGCTGAACAGCTGTGCACGGCTCTTGCCGCTCTCCTGGCTGCGGTTCCACAAATCAGGCGGCGCAAGGTACATATCAATTTCCTCGCCCTCGGAATCTCGTAGAATCAGGTCTGCCGCTTCGCCTATCGTCTTGTTCGGCCCGCCGTCCACCCGGTACACCGTTGCATGGTTGTTCGGGTCAACGGCGATCCAGATAGCCGCCAACATATCAAGGCCGTAGTCAATCGCCACATAGCGTCTAAGCGGCCCTGTGGGCGGTGCATCGACCAAGTGGGTATCTTTATCAAGTTCACTAAAGAAGCGCCCTCCGGGTGCGGAGAGCGCTTCTTCCTCTGTTGCAGGGTACTCCTGCATGGTTTTATCCTCGCCCAGTGCAGCGACCGTCTGTGCGTACCACTTTTCACTGCGGCGCGGGTCAGTTGACCAGGGCAAAAACAGCTTCGTAAAGCCGTTGCCGGGGTTTGTGTAGATTTCCTCAAACAGCGTTCCCAGCTTGATAGTAGACAAGCCGATGACCCGCCCGCCAAACGGTCGGTTGATAACCGGGTATGCCGCCTGCCAGATTTCCTCTGCGTACTGCTGGAACGCCCATTCGTCTATCACGATCAAATCAGCAGTAAACGAACGGCCAGCCGCAGGGCTGGATGGAAATGCCTTAAACACGCTCTCCGGGCCGTCCGGCCACATCACAACTACCTGCATCGTGCTTTTGTAGAACACCGGCCCTGTCCATCCCTGGATACTTCCGCCCGGCGTGTCCACCTCGCGGATAAATTCTGGCATATACCGCAGGATCACCGCAAGGCGGCGCACAAGCTCTTTGGCCTCGTCCTCCGACCGGCTCAAACCTATGGCAGTACGGCCTGTGTTCAGCGCCACCAACCGCGCCACTTCCACCAGCGCCAGCCAGGTAAACCCCAGCTGCCGCGCTTTCAGCACGCACACAAGCCGGTTTCCCGCAAACACGACCAACGCTTTTTTCTGCCCATCCCACAGCGTAAACGGCTGTATCAGCTCCGCAGCGTCCTTGTCCTCAATGTGGCAGTACGTCTCACAAAAATAAACGGGGTCTTTGCGGCACGCTTCCCGTTCCAGTTCTCTCGCTTCTTCCAGTGTCACCGCATCACCCCGCCATCAGCAAAATTCTTGCGTGGAAACCCAGCCAATCAAAATTGATTGCAAAGTTTGGTCTCGCATACACCATGTTGTCACGCAAAAACGAAAGCGACGGCAACAGATAGAATGATTTCCAGTAAATCTCAAAATCTAACCTGCAATCCATTTTTCTACCTCAAAATTCCCCATACCCGCCCTACCGGTCTCTGCTATGCCGGTCTCACCCGTTGCGGATTCGCGGTTTCTGCTTTGATATAATGGGTTTCGGCGATGCGTAACTGCGTCAGTAACGGAGTCCGCACAAGCAGATGCCGGGCAGATTTTTTCAGGCTCTCGAAGTCCCGTTGCGACCTGCCATCGCGCCGCGCTCCTGATCGGCTTGCCGCTTTGCTTACAGCGTTCAGGTTATCTATCGCGTTTTGCCTGCGCCGGGCTTTCGCCGGTGGGAGCGACCCAGCCTTTGCCCTCAGCCGGACTTGAACCGGCACACCAAGGCTCTTGCCATTGAGCTACAAGGGCATATAAAACCCCGCAGGTTGCGCACTGTTAGTAGGCTCGCGGGGGTTGCCTAGCTGGGAACGGAATGCGCTTGCACTAGCCTATTTACCAGCATCATCGGCCCTGGTACTGCACATAGGTCTTGCACCTTTGCCGCGCCGTTGCTTGCGGAACGCAGCGCCCTTGCCGTATTGACTTGTCAGGCCAAGTTTGCGGCTGGCTATGCAGCATATAAAAAAGCGCCCTGCCGTAGCAGAACGCTTTGTATCAATTCAATTCAATGTTCTCAAGAACAGCCCTTAATTCCAGAATGTGCAGATATTGACCCATTGCAGCCTGCTGTTCTCTTAAAACATCGCATGGGCAGTCGTGTTTCGGCACAATAGTATAAGGGCTACGTCTATGAGCTTCAATCTTTGTATTTAGCGCTTTTAGTTTTTCGTAACGAATCTTGGTCTGCTCGTACTCCGCAACGAAACGGCGCTTGTAATCATCGCTTGTCATGTCCTGAATAGTGTCGCGTAACTCTTTCATAATTAACCGCTCATTTTTCATATTGTGGCCGCTGGGTCTTGAAGCGGACGGCCCTAGTCCCATAAGCAGTAGGAGGTACTGTCTCCGCACCGTGAAACTCAAAATTTCAAAATTTTATTTTTTTAGGGAACCTATTCCATTTTGGAATGAAATCTTGCATAGGGGGGATGCCCTATTTTTTTCAATCGCGTAAGCGTCACCAATGATTCTTTCCAAAAGCTCTTCTACAGTGTAACAACCGTACAATGCATGCCCTTGTTCTCCGACTGGGCCTTTACACCTTTTCGGCTGTTCCATTTTATTCGGCAAAAAGCTAAATTCATCAATTACATAAGAAACTTTACTCATTGGCATAGCCCTCCAAATTATTTATTTTGTGTGCACTGGGGGAACGAACATATTCGTACTGGGCCGCGCTCTTCGCACGACCCGGCCCGCCCCTCATAGGGGGATACCCCCACCCCTACCCTGCCAGCCTACCGGCCTGGATTCCTACCTATAAAAAAAATAGACCCCCAGCCCTGCCTTGATGCCATCCAGCAGCCCCTCCCGGCTTTCCGCTTTCCGGCTTTCCGCTTTCCGGCTTTCCTCGCGCCGGAGCAGCAGTCTATTTCGCTAAATACTTATTTAGCGAACATCCATTTCACGTTGCATCGTCCTTTTGCATCCGCGCTTGAATGTTTTGCAACATTTTTCTATCCGCGTCCGTCATCGTCTCGGCTGTAATCTCCATCTGGTCCGCCGGTTTATCCCCAGCAGAATCCCGGAACGCCACGAACGCCTTGACATTCCCGGCCATCGCCTGGACTGCCTGCGCGGCTGCCATCGCTTCATAAATCGTACAAGGTTTCCCCGTCTGCTGTTCTGTCTGTTCTGCGATTCTCTGCGCCCCTTCATCGGTCAGCGCGTCCTTGCTGGTCAGCGGAAGGTCTGCTATTACCTGGCAGATTTCCCGCAGACTTCTCCGCGCTCTTCTGCTTTCTCCACTGGCTGTGCCTCCTGCCTGCTGGCGTTCCTTCCGTTCTTCTGGCTCTAGCTGGTCAAGCGTTCGGCACGGTTTGAGATTCGCCAGGCTGGCCGGATTCATTCGGATTCCCTTCTTGCTGATAAGGTCCCCGCGCTCTGCCTGCTGCCTTGCTCGTTCAACACCCTGTTCTGCCTTGCTCATCTGGACGGCCTGCGCCGCCTTTTTTTCTGCCATGTTGCCGCCCTCCTTTAAAAAAGCAACAAAAAAAGCGCCCAAGCCGAAGCCTGGACGCCACAAACCTAATTTTTTCGCGTTGGTATGTTAAAACTGTATAATGAGTGAGCCCCGCCGCGGGAGCTCGCTTCCTCGCGGGTTCGCTCATTATACACATTTTACTCCTTTAGTGCGATTTTGTCAAGGGTTTTTCGGTTTATCGCACTTTTCTCGTTCCATCTTTTCCGCGCAGGCTTCCAAAATGTATCCCTGTACGCTCTGCCCGGCTGCTGCTGCCGCCTGCCGTATTTCCGCGCCGTCCTCTTTAGTCGGCCGAATCATTATATTATCCCTAGCTTTATTATATTTAACGCTGGCCCGGCTGTGCGCCTCTGATACTGCCATGTTATCACCTCCCACCTTATTATAACACGGCGCCGAATAACCGTAAACGTACAAAATCACCACAAATTAACCGTTAACGTTGTGCAATCTGTCAATAGACAATAACCGTTAACGGTGATACAATACAGACAACGAAACAAGAAACCCCACACACCAAACAGGAGGCCTACAAAATGACTACCACATATAAAACCTATAAATGGTTCAACCCCCGCCCCAGCACCATCACCGAAGGAACTGCAATGTATAGAGACCTTGCCAGCAAGCACCACCCCGACCACGGCGGCAGCGTCTCCGATATGCAGGAGATCAACGCCGAGTGGGACGAACTGAAGCCCACACTGCCCCGCTTCTGCAGCGAGCAGGCCAAGCAAGGCCGCCAGCAGTACCAGCAGAACAAGGCCGCCAAGTCTGCGCAGGATGCCGAAACCGCCAAGATGGCCGAAGAGCTCGCCAAGTGCCCCGGTTTGAAGTTCGACGTTGTCGGCTCCTGGATATGGGCCGACACAAACCACAAGTGGCTGCACACCCTCGAAAAGCTCGGTTTTCGCTGGTCTGCCAATCGTTGCAAGTACTATTGGCACCCCACCGGCGACACCAGCCGCCGCAACCGGAAGGCCAGCTACCAGGACATCTACAACAAGTACAGCGGCCAGTCCTACCAGACCCGCGACCGCGAAACAATCCCCGCCTGATACCTTCCAGGGCCGCACAGTAAAGCGACCCTACCTCACTACAAAATTAAAAAGGAGATTCACACCATGAAAGAACTAACCATCATCCACGACAACGGAATTCTGGGGCAGGTCGGCGCGTCGGAATACAACGCCGTCGATGTGCAGCAGGCGGGCGGCCTTGACGCCCTGCTTGCAAGCTACCGCGCCGCAGGCATCCGCATCATCAAAACAGTTATTATCTGTTAAGGAGGCCCACAACATGGAACACCTGCAAACAGCCTATGAGGCCGCATATGTTGCCCTTTACGACGGCATGGACGAGCTTCCAAGCTACCCGGCCACCGTTGCCCGGTTCGAGTATTTCACCGCCCACAGCGCCGCCTTCCGCCGCGCCCGGTTCCGGCTGGAAGAGCTGCAAGGCGATCACATCATCAGCGACCGCGAGGCCGCCGCGTTCGTTCTCGCCGCCGAACAGTGCGGCATCATCTGAAAGGAGTCAATACACATGATTACCGGAATTAAAAGCATCGACCACCGCGCCGCCACCCGCACTCTGTACGAGCTGGACGGCACTACACCGCGCGGCGAGAGCATCGGCGTAGAGTTTACCGCCTGCACCAACGACGGCAGCAAGCACAGCTTGCCGAACATCTGGCACAAGGCAGGATATACCCCCGCCCCTCTGCCCTCTTACTGGGCTGTTGACGTTTACGCCACCGACGCCGCCGGATGCTGGGGACGCTACA